TCCCAGTGCGCCTTGGGCGGAGGAGGCGGAGGCGGGGGCGGCGGGGCGGGCACCATCGGGATGTACTTCTCTGCCCCATGCGCCCTGAACAGGTCTTCCGTAATCGCCTTCATGAGTATTGGCATGTTCGGCGATGACATCAGGTACTGATTCGTCGTGATGAGCTGATAAAGGGTGTTCTGGTCGTCCACCTTTTCAAACTTCATGCGCGGGTCAGCTGCCGGCATGACGTGGGCGTCAGGGATAAACATCGCCCGACCGATTGGAATCTGCTGCGGTGCCCCCGACTCGTCAATTACGTCAGTGACGTCTGAATCTTCAAGGAACACTCCCCAACAACGCCAAATCTTGTCTAGCTCGTGTTTGAAGGCTTCCTTGACCCGGCGGGCCAAGACGCTGATTTGCATCATGACCTGGCTGTTAAGGACCTTGATCTCCTGGGCCGTGCGGTTGGCTCCCGAGGTATCGCCCGACATCAGGTCACCGCTGCCCGCAACCTTGTCAGCCTGTCCGCCAATCATCTGTGCAAGGGGCATGGTGGTTGGGTCATTCTGCGGCGGGTCCATCCAGTAGATACCGTCTTTGACAGCCTGAATCGGCCCATCCACCTCAATGACCTTGCCCGGGGCAATGGCCACCGCCCCCCGCTGCATTTGTAGGTTGCGAGCCATGAACACCGGCTTGGCGTTCCGCAGGGTCACGCCGTCTATGTGCTGGTTGACCAGCGTGTTGACAGCCTTGTTCAGACTGCCGATAAAGTCGCCGAATCCGAGGCCGTAGAAGCCCTCAGACGGGAAGGCTCGATAGTGAGTGAAAAAGCAAATCTCCCGCTGCCTGTGCGGCTTCGGCTCGTCAACCTCCATGGGCGGAATCGGCGGCTCAACAGGAGGGGGCTCGATACCCATCGTGGCGGCGGCGGCCAAGCCCCGCTCAATGCCGGCCATCTGCTCATCGTGTGCCTGCTGCTCCAACAGATACTGCTGATAGGCGCCGTTCTCCCGCTGAAAGCGCTTGGAGTCCTTCGGGTCGTCCTCTTCGCGCAGCACGAAGCGCAGCACCTTCTTGGAGGCGGCGTCAATCGTGATGATGACCGCGTGAGGCTTGCCATCGAACGCAGGATGCTTGCCCTTGCGGTCAGGTAGGCGCCAGACGCGGTGCTGCTCTAGAACCTGACGCGGCTTATCCTCGTCGCTGCCCTCTTCGGCGGACGTCGTACCGTCGACTTTATCGACGGTCGCCTGCATGTCCCCACTCGGCGTCTCGACGTCGGTCGCGCGAATTCCTCGCACGTTATCGAAAATGCCATCGGCCCCGTAGCTCTCAAGGTCGTAAATGGTGAGGTGCTGCACCATCGTATAGCGCGCCACATCGCGCATAGAAGGGTCTTGAGACCGTACCGAATGCGCGACCACAAAGTCTTCAATGGGAATCCAGTCGGAGCAAACACGCCATTCATAGGTGTTCCAGTAGGTTCGACGAAATGCTGACCCGTAAATGACCACTTGGGCCATGGTGTCATCCAGCCCCGTACCCATCTCAGGCATGTTGCGGCGGATATAGCTGTTCGCGAATAGCTCGGTATTCTGTGCCCGCTCAGTGTCGTTTAGGTTAGTTGGCGAGCTATAGAGAATCTTCCCGTTAGCCGGCCACACCATGTCATAGAGCCGCGCATGAACCTGTAAGCAGGGGCCGGTAAGAATCGGGAGATTGACGTTGGCGCAGTTCTGCCAAGGGAAAGACTTGGCCTTGAGCAAACCTGCGTATAACTCGGTGAACTCCCGCAGCTTCTTCATGCGGGGCGACCGGCTCCGTACGTCACTGGCGTAGTCGTCAAGGCACTTGGTGGCCATGTTCGCAAGCTCTTCCTTTTTGAAGACCTTGCACAGGTTGACCGCCTCGTCTGGCAAGTCTGGGCGCTCAGCGGTTGGCGCGCGCTTTGACGAGTTCTCAGGAAGCTTGACGAATTCGCCCTTGGTGTTGTCGGGCTTGTCGATAGTCTCGGTCTGCATTAGGAGCCGTACCCCGCTTGAATATGTGAGTCTACTTCCCGTTCCCGCTGCTGCATGCGGGCAAGGCGTAACCAACGCTCAACTTCGGCGTCTTGCTTGTTGACCTTGCGCGTAGAGGCAACTGGCCAATCCATTAGGAGATAGCGTAGAGAGTCGGCCGCGTGGTCCTCTTGGTCCGTATCTAGATCATCTGGCTTGTTAGGGTCGCCGCGCAAAGATGGCAACGTGCGAACCAGGTTTGGACATCTATCGCCGAAGATGTAAAGGCGCGGTTTGCCATTGGCTTGGAGCAGCAGGCGCTCAATGACCTGTTCCCAGCCAGCTAGGCGGTCCTTGTTAGCGTCGAATAAACGCAGGCCACAGGAGATTAGGCCCTGACCCGGGGACATGCCCTCTGCGCCGTTCTTGCTGAAGGCGTGATAGTCAACGAGGCCATAGACCTCGTTAATGCCACGTTTCCGGGGCCCCCACTTCTGGTTTTCAAACTTGCGCACCATCTTTTCTCCGAAGGTGCGGCCAGTAACGCCGGGGCCATACAGCTCATCGATGATGTAGACGTCGCCCTCTTCGTCTCTGGTGCCCCAGTGAGCAGACGCGGGCGCCGTCGAGCCCCAGTCAAGGCCGTACTTAACTTCCCATGCGTCAGAGATTGGGAACGAAGGTATTACGTGGATATCCTTTCGCCAAACGTGGGAAAAATATGCACCCACAACCGCATTCCAGTCACCGTCCAAGTACATGCGCTGCATGTGCTCAGGGAGCGTGCGGAGGTTGGCCTCATACGCACCGCCTCTGTCTAGGTACTGGTTATCCCGAAGGCTACTAGGAACGAAGGCTCGCGTTGTGGTCATGGTGCGACCGTCGCGTAGTTTGATCTCCTTCTTGACTATCTTGTTCGGCGGGCAACTCTCAATGAAGTAGTCCTTCACCCACTGCGCGTGTCGGCCGCCGGGGTTGGCGGTGTAGAAGCAAAACAGATAGTCGTCATAGCGCGGGTCGCTGGTGCGAACCTGAGCACGCAGAAACTGGACTACTTCGAAGGGGATTTCTTCGGCCTGGTCGAGACAGATGCCCCGCAGTTCCTGCCCGTTGTATCCCTGATGATCGTCAGGACCGTCCAGATGTGCGAACTCCACGAACGCACCAGACGTGAAATAGAACCGCTTTTCATGCTGCCTCCAACCTCCGATGCCGGCCTGTGGGTCAAGTTTCGGGTAAATCTCCTTGGCCCGCGTAATCAAGTCCGTGAGGTGAGCAATGTTTTTTCGAAAGATGACAATGCGGCAACGCTCTTGCCGCTCGCCCGTCTCCGTGTAAATCTGATGAGCCAGGGAAAGCAGGGGGGCGGGGCGGGCGATAAGCACATCCGACTTCCCCCCGCCTTTTTGGCCCCCAAATAGCACTTCGAATGCAGGGCAACTAAGCGCTACGTCTTGACGTGGCTGCGCGCGCCAGAAAACCTCCTTGCCATCGAGTGAGGCAAGGTCACTCATCGAGTTGCAGCTTCCTAGCGACAGATGCCTTCTCTGGCTTGCTCCCGCGCTCATCTTTCCAGCTCTTGCAAAAAATGCAACCACTGCGCTGGTGCTTGGGGCGTTTGCGCTTGTGGTTCAAAACATCCACACGATTCCGCCCTTGAGCGCCTGCTCCGCCGGCACCTTGAGCCCGCCCGTCTTCCCGTGGCACTGCGCCTCAATGCCCAAGTAGAAGATGCTCGAAATCGGGTCTATCTCGAACACCTCAACCGGGATGCGGCACTTGCGACAGTGCGGCGTCACAAGCGGCGGGGGCGCACCGGGCGTAATGTGGTCGATAGCGGCATCCATGCCGATGCTCTTCTGAGGCGGAGCCTTGAGCAGGATCAGCGACATCAGTCGTTCGTGAACAGCATGTAGAACACGAAGAAGCCCATAAAGAGCCAGTAGGCCAGTCGCTCAATCATCCGCGCTGCGCCCCGCCAAGCTCCTCAAGCCGGTCTGCAAGCCTATCCAGCTCGAACACCAGCCGCGCCATCGCTAGCGTGGTCTCTTTGTCGGGATCGGGGCAGCGGATCAGGTCATGGGTCAGCGTGATGATGTGGCCACGCACCTGATCGCAACTCTCAGCGATGGTCACGCGCGCACCACCATCAGCTTGAAGAGCCATCGGCCGCGCTGGTTCCGCCAAAAGTCCAGCACCTTGCGACCATCGGCCTTCAGTTGGCGCAGCGACTCGTCAAGGTCATCTGGGCCGCAGCCGGCGTACTCATGCTGGTTCATCGGTCTCCTTGGGCGGAAGTTGCGGAACGGTTACCTCTGCATCAATCGTTGTGGTCTGCGGCTGGCCGTCTACTTCGGCGGCGTGGCGCTCCCAGTCGCTTACCTTCTTGAAACGGTCCCGCATGAGCAGGAGGCCAAAGGAGTGCGTCGCTACGTCCTTCTCCTTGACGTGCTCCACCGCCTTGGCAGCCAGGGCCAGCCCGGCAGCCACACGCGTAGAGCGCTCCTTCCAGGGGACATCGCCCGAACCGTCGTAACCCTCTTCGCCGGGGGCCTTGAGCGCGTTCTCAGCCGCCTTGAGGGCCTTGAGGTATACACGCTCGGTAATCTCCGCCAGCTCGTTAACCGACTTGGCCACCAGCCACCTCCCGCACTGAGTCCCTGTGTTTTTGTTCCGCTACCTTCTGCGGTGCGCGGTGGGTTAAACACAGATAAGACGCAGAAAGCTCCTTGCAGCCGTTGTAACCGCACAACCCGGCCGCCCTGCGCTTCTTACGGTGCCTACGCGCAACTTCGGCCAGGTAGTCAGAGTCAAGCGACTTCACTGTGACGATACATGACATGTATGGCCATGGGTTGTCAAGGGAAATCGACATGTTGCAGGAAGTCAAGCGCTAATTCTGGTTGTTCGAGCGCTCGTGTTCGGCGATGATTTCGCCAAGGCCGGTAGAAATGATGCTGAGGGCCGCTGAAACGGTCGCTGCGGCGAGTTTGGTAGCCGCCACGTCGTCCATGCCGTCAGGTATCCAAAGCCCCTCCTGCATCGACTGGAGAGCCTTGATGGCTACCTCAATCTCCGCCACTGCGTACATCCGAGCCGCCATGGTTACGCCTTGGCGATAGGGAAACGTACGATGATGTGTTCCCTAATACCTAGGGCG